TCAGCTTTGGCATCTTCGAACGTCTTTTCGGGAATTTTCTCGACCCTCCAAGAAAGGTTGTCACCTCTCACAACGTGGTACTCACTCGATCCTTCGGTCAGTTTCTGGAAAAGTTCGCGCAACTCACTGCAGTGAGCCGTCTGCGATTCATGCGAGATAACACCACACGCAACACACTCGGCGGCAGTCGTCGGCTTCTTTTCTGCATCAAAACCGTCACGCGTCGCGTTTAACTTGTAAAAGAAATGTTCCGTGTCTTCGGGCACGGCAGCTTCTGCAACATTGGCTGGGAGGCTGATCCCGCCTCCCATCTGCACCGAGCAGACGCCTTCAAAATAGCCGTCCTCGTCTACAAAAGGGAGGTCTTTGAGCAAATGATTGGATGGCATGAATGCGCTCCTCCTTATCTTCAAAAAAAATTGCGGCCTTAAAGCCGCGTGAAAAACGATTCGCTGTGGCTGACGGCCACGGTTTGTGTTTGCGTATCTATCCTTCTGGCGTTAAAAGTTGGTACCTGCGCATCTCATATTCAGGCCGCGTGACAGACATCGCACTCGGTCGATGGCCAGAAATCAGCTTGATGCAAGCTCGACAGGAAGCTCGCAGGCGACGAAAAACACTTGGTCTTGAACCACCGAGAGGCTATGTCTTAAATGACGCCTTCAAACTTTGGTGTGGTCTAAAGAAAGGCCGCATCGTGAGTTACGCCGACGAACGTCGACGATTGGAGCGCTATCTCATCAAACCCCTCGGAAGACGCCAGATTGACGAAATCTCTGCACCACTCGTCATTACAACCGTTAAGCACATCGAGGCAGAGGGGCATCAAGCAACACTGAAGCGCGTTCTCATGCGAACACATGAAATACTTGACCTCGCCGTGTGTGCGGGCTACATCCATCACAATCCTTGCGAGCGTTTGAGCCGTGTCTTTGCAGCTCCCGTTGTTACGCCCATGCCGGCACCGGAGTGGCATGAACTACCAAACATCATGCAGGTGATGAAATCCGCTCCCGTACGTATGCGAATTCTTTTCCTTTTCTCGACCTGTTCAATGCTGCGTCCTGGGGAAAACGCAAAGCTCAAGCGTTCATGGATTGATGGCGACATCCTCACGATCCCCGCCAAAGAGATGAAAATGGGGCGTATGCACCGTGTTCCGCTCACTGTCTTCATGAAGCAACTCCTCGAAGCTGAGCTACGCCTTTCTCCCCATCCCAGAGGAGATGTCATCTTCGCTGCCAAACAAGCGGGCAAACATATCAGCACTCAAACGCTTGCTAAGTATCTGCATTCAACGCAACTCTCCGGGAAGCTCGTGGCCCACGGTCTACGTTCGATGGCACGATCGTGGATGGCAGATCAAGAGATTTCTTTTGAAGTCGCTGAAGCATGCCTTTCACATGTTGCTGGCTCTTCTGTATCGCGGGCCTACCAAAGAAGCGACTTTCTCACAGCACGCGTTCTAGTTATGACGCGCTGGAGTACCTTCATCAAGCGCTGTGCCCGAGAAGCCGATATGCTCGATGGAATCCTTGAACCCGAGCGGGACAAGATCTGATCTAATCACCCAATATGACATGTGCCTAGCCCTGCGTTTAGAAGCTACAGACCGCAGGGCTAGAAACGTGCTTTTGATGGCCGAATATAACTGGTAAGTTCGGCGCTTCCAAGGCTGACAATCAGACTATTTCAGGTGCGTTTTCAAGCACCGGCTACTTGAATGGGGCTGCTGGCAGTCAAAGCTCTGCGCACCAATTCTCTTTTAGTGCTTCGTCGTCAGATTCAACTTTTGGACGATCTTCTGGTGTTCAACCGCCTGCGATGGCGCTTCTGCCATGCGTTAAATTTTGATGCATGGCAACAAAGCCATTGCGGGGGGCTGAACGGTAGAAGAAGAGCCGTAAGTTGATGAAGCTCTGGAAGCGTTATATCGAAGCCAGTAAACCATATTACCGGTAGCTCCTGTGCGGCTGTTATCTGCAAGATCTCCTCTGTAGATAAAGCCTCCGTCACCATCTTGATAGTAGATAAGTGCACCACCATTTCCGCTGATATTCGGTAAGCCCGCGCTTTTAAACGTTCCGGCTGACCCAATTGAGGTTGTGCCCTCGACAAAACGATTCGCTAAATTTGGCAAGTTAAAAGTTGTACTTCCATCACCACTGCCATGTTTTGTACCAATAACTGCGAAAAGCGCTGCGTATGTCGATCGACTCACAGCTGCACCGTTGCAGAGAAGCCAGCCATCAGGAACTGAATAGAAGTGTCCAAGCATTCCTGTTGGCATGCTCAACGGCTTTAGCTTAGGGAGCAGATCATTCAATGCCTGAGAAATTTGAGTAAGAGTTGCCATGCCAACCTCTTCAGATGTCAGATGTTCACAGTTTCACCACCCAGCTTGGCAACAGCCTGGGTCAACTGAGTGACAATTATTTTTAAAGATTCGACTTCTTGTGCAGTTGTGCCGCCAATCGGTCGTCCGCCTGGCGTAGCACCATCACCCGCATAAAGTGTCCATGTTTCTGTATTCAGTACAACTTCTCGATCTGCAGGAATTATTTGAGCCAGTTCGGCAGTCGTGTAGCCTTTAATTTGGATAGCTACACCGCCTGCCTGAAAATCGAGAGGTGTTGCGAGTTTCTTTGCTGTCACTGCTCGCTCAGCAAGATGCAGCTCTTTCACTGATCCTGCCTTGAGCGCAGCACCATCAAGAGCCCCATCTTTAGTCCATTTGAAAGACTGCAACGCCTCAAGAAACTGTGTGATGCTCGGCGGCTCGACTTGCGTCATGCCGCATGCATCGATCACCGAGATGCGCATCTGATCTATCAAATAGAACCACGCAGCCCCTGGTTTGGTTGCGGGAGTCCCGGTTTTTGGATTGCCGGACGTTGGATAACCTTTTGAACTCAAAGTGCTTAGCGACGGCGGCGAATCGATCGCTGACGCCTGCCAATAACCTGATGTCATGCTTCTTCCTCATAGATGAAAATTACGTATACGTGTGCAGGTGCAAGCGCACGTATCATGCACTCGAGAAGTGCATTACCCCATCGGGCAAGATGCTCATCAACACCCCACGTCACATCGAAATACTCTGCGTTTCCGTCGGACCTGATAGTGATGCCAAGAGTCATCACCGTCGTCCATTGTTCGTCCCAGAGCGCGTCGTCAACTGTGCTGTCGACTGTGTGCTCCGTGAATGTCGTCACTTTTGCCTGATAGCCGAGAGTGCCGGCGAGCGACTCGAAAAATGCAGCCGTCAATCCCAAATTTGAAGTGATCTTTGCGAGCAGTTCCTGCCGCATTTGTTCACGAGATGGATCAGCAATCGCTGCGAGACACTCTGACGGGATACCCCACTCGTCGAACCATCGTTCAAGCTCCTCTATTGAGGAGCGCGGATCAGCCTCTTCAAGTACAGCATTTGCACGCTCGTCAACTCTTGCAGCCTCTCGAGCTAAGGCATACAGAATTGCGTCAAGCATGCCGCCCTGCCGACGATGCCAGATCGGGCCCCGCGGAAGCAGAGCCTCAACTTGATGCGCATAATGTTTTTCCGTCAGTGCCATATCACACCCATGTGATCGTGCCAGGAACGTAGATCTCTCCTACGACCGTACTCACATCATCTGTTGGCGTCACAATGCGATAACTCTTCACCTCCGAGACGCCGCTAATTGCTCGATCTATTGAGGTTCGCAAAACGGCGCCGCCTGGGACAGCTTCAGCAAGCACAACGCTCTCGATCGCAGACTCGATCTTGGCCTTCACGGCTTCATCGTCCGGGAGTATGTCGAGCGTGATGTCGAGCGGTTTCGGGACTGGCGCGACTACGTGCAGTATTGCCGTCACCGGCATTTGTGAAGTGATGTACTCATCGACGCGTTTCACCATCGTCTCTGTCGGTATCCCGTTTGACGTCATGCCGTCTGTCATAAAACGCACCGTCACATGACCTTGACCGAGCTCCTGGGGATAGCACCACGCTCGAGTGACACCTGAGACCGCAAGCGTCCAAGCAACGTAATCCGCCCTTGTCCCAGCTTTGGGCGGGCTTTTCTGGCGCAGAAGCAAGCGCTCGCGCAAGCTCTCATCGTCCTCTGCCTCCGCGCCGCCAGTAAGTTCGTCTGCAGTCGCTATGCTCATGATCCCCGCTATAGGACTGACGAGCGTAAGTTCCATGCCGGCTTCTGAATTGCCCGAGGCACCTGCCACTGTAGCTTCGATAGGAGCTTTACCATCGATGCTTGCTGCGGTAGTTACGTAGACGCTGCCATCTTCAGCTTGAAGCTGTGTACCGACCGGCACGGTGCCAGTGCCGATGAAGGAGACTTCACCAGTCGCAGCTGAAGCTGCTTTGCGGTAGATGCCGTATTCGGACGCACGGCGCTCAAGATACGCACCTTCTGCTGTCGTCGTGAAGCACTGTCGCAACACGAAGGCGATAAATCCATGCAAACCATGCGAAACGCCTGAGATAACTCGCACTAGCACAGGTACGAGCGACCAGCGCATAGCCTTCTTTCCCATGCGGCTCTCGGCATCTGCCTGCACACGTTTAATAATCTGCGAAAGAGTTGGTCTTTCAAAAGACATGTCAGCTCCAAACGTTTTGGAAACGAGCGGCAAGCGCTTGCGTGTCGTCAGGCTTGAAACAAACGACTGTGAGCGTCAATTGATCTATATCGCTACGCTCAGCAGTCACCTCGATGCGAGCGACAACGGCATCTTCAGTGAGCCATTTAAGCGCCTCTTTGGCGTAGGCCTCAGCGCGTCTGAGCATCTGCGGAAGCATCTTCTGACGCTGCAGCAACCACAGCCGCGAACCGATCCGGTCACCAGTTTCCTGAGCAAATGTGTCGCCCCACCAACCCTGGCGGTATGGCGCTACCGGACCATCATCTGCAGCCGATTTACGCCATGAAAAAAGGCTGATAAGTACAGCTTGCGCTAGCTCATCAGCCTCAAAGTCAGAAATGTCTGCTGTCTTTCCGTTGAGAATTAGTTCCATAGATACCTTAGTTTTCAGCTCCTCCGGTTTGGCCACTGCCTGGTTGCACGCCAGAGTGTTTGTGAGTTTTGAGACCAATGCCGTCCGCTGTGACATCCCCCCCCGAAACCTTGATGTCACCCGTGACAGCCGCACCGTTGCCTCCAGAGATAGCCATGCCGCCGGTGCCGGTGATAAGGTTTGCCACTTTTAGTGCGCCAGTGATTTCAACCGTTGGAGCATCGATCTTCACTGAAGCCGCTTTGAGAGTCGCAGCACCGCTCACTGTTGCGGTCAGTGTGCCGCCGACGGTCGCCTCGAGCTGTTTGTCTGTGTGGATCACAATTCCATCGCGCGTGAGATGCACCTTCTGTCCTTGGTCGTCATAGAGTGCAACTTCACCGGCTTTCAATTTCGTCAGCCGATAGCGCCGGTCAGCGATACAAAAAACTATGCCGTGGCTGCGATCGCCGCCGAAGAATGCTGCAAAAGCTTCCGGCTGTTCATCGTCGAGCGGCTCAGATGTAAACCCATAAGGCTCAACATGCTCAAGATCGTCGCGTACTTCATCTGCAAGCAGCCTCACCTGCACCACGCGCATCTTTTTTGTGCCGTCCGCCGCGGATACCGTCCCGCGGGCAAGCACATCATCCAATCTGCCCATAAAAAAAACGGCCACATCTCTGCGACCGTCCTCATTCGTATATTCGTATGTGACTGGTTCAATGCATGCGAACCCACTCACCTTTTGATGACTCGTGCCACTCTTCTTCCTGCCCGTCGCGCCCGTAGCGTTCGACAAAGACCCGATCATCTTGCACCTGTATTCGCTTGATATCTCCGTCTTTATGAGGCGTCACAATATTAGGATTCAGCTCGCTGTGATAAACGCAGTTTCTGTCACTCAACAGACCGTACTTGTTGATGTATTTCTCACAGACAAACGCACCGGCAAAGCTCGTCTGAGCCATCGCAATTAAGCTTAATGCCGCAACGAATCGCCTCATTTCACACCTTTCCAAGCATTCTTAGTTACCACGTTACTTTGAGATGATACATCTCGCTTAAATGCCGACGGCAAACTAACTTCCAGAGTTGTAATCATTCCGCTCGCAGAAAGCTGAAAGATAATTTTTGTCACCAACATCAAATCGCTGCGCTTCAGAATTTCGTCTTCAACACGAATAAATTGATTAGGACGCCACAGAGTGCCGTCGCTTTGACGCCATCCTTGTATTGTGTATGACGCTTTCAAAGACACTCCACGGCGATATGCGGCTTCAAAGTTAGCTCTCGCAGCACACATCTGCCCGCCACTCTGACCAGAATCCTTCAAAACCAGAAGTCGGAAGCGGCCTACATCAGAATCTGTTGCTGTACCTTTGTCTTCCGCTGCAGATCGACCAAAGTCAGTATCAATTCCTGCGTGTTGACCAACAGCGATGTAGTGCGAATAACGCTTTGAGAAATCGAATGCCGAACTGCCAGCAAGTATGTTGACGCCCAATTCAAGCGCGTCCGCCGCTTGTCCGGCGCTCCCGGGCTCTGTGATCACGAGATTTCCTTGTTCGTCATCCATGACGACTAAGTTCTCTTTCGTAATCAAGCGGTTAATTGACTCAAATACCTTTTCGCCGGGATTTACTGTGTGATTTGTGAGCGTCTTACCTATGCCGACTTCATCTTTCACAGTTACACCGTAAGGCTTCGCTAAATCCGCAATGATTTGGGAAACGGACTGATTTTTCCATGAAGTTGCGGGATTCGTACTCGTCGTTGTTATCGCTGTGCCACTTTTGCCCTTTACACCAACCCAAGCGTTCTTCGATCCCGCTACCGCATATGCGGCTGATGGAGGACAACACTCCACCAAATCGACCGTTCTCGACTTTCCTTGTATCTGCACCTTAACAGACTTCCCGTCATACTGGATTGGTGTCGAGGAGATCCATCCGGTGCAAACCAAATCATCGCCGATGTAAACCTGCACTAAATCTCCGTTTCGAAAAAAACCGAAGTCGGTACTGCCCGGGAATTTCTCTGTCACCTCCAGAGCGAACGCGCGAGATAGCTGCTCGATGCCCGTTTCGATTCTTACAGATTTCCAACCACCAAAGCGGCGGCGGCCAATACGAACCTCAACTCTGTTGTCAGTCATTCACTCAAAATCCTTAACGGAGACGCTGGACAGAAGCCTTCATGACGAACCCCATTCCGGAGTGCTATTTCCGAATCGCGAGTTGCATCATCGTGATAATCGTAGGCAAGCACCACAGCAGGAACAACATCCGTTGGCGTCACAGTGATTAAGCGCTGCTGCAAATCTGCACGTGATGTAAGTACCTCAAAGACTGCGACGCGGGCATCTTCGATCTTTTTGTACATCTCATCGTTGGTCTCGAGCAGAAGCTCCGTATCGAGCGCCTCTGTGAGCACCGTACGAGTTTCAATGAGTTCATCGTAGCTCCTGACATGAACTGTCATTTCGGAAAGATCGTCCCGAGTCGTGAGCGTCGTGCCTGGCGCCGAAGAGTCTTTGTCAGAGCCCACGAGAGCGCTCACGCCGACCATCTGCGCGATAAGAAGCTGACGCGTCAGCGTTTCTACCGCCGCACGATTCTTCATCACAGTCTTCTGCACATCCGAGAGTGTCGTCCCTTCCTCAACGACCTTTCTGTAAGCTTTAGTGCCAGACGAAAGTTTGTCGTGCCCAACCAAATTTTCGAGCTGCTTCGCCACACTGCGCCACGCAGAAACAGTTGTTGCCCACCGCGAAAGTCCTAGCGCACCGGCGAGCTTCGTCGCGAAGATCTTCGGATCAGTTGAAAGCAGTGACATGGCCTTCGACGCAGTCTCAGCTACTCCCTCAGCAAAATCGAAGATTTTGGAGAGTTCCGAGTTACTAATGATCCCTAGGCAGTCGAGAATGTCGCCCTGGAGCGCAGAGTCGATGTACTCGTTGATCGTCTTAAGATCGATCGACGTCACAAACCGATCAATAGCCGACTCTTCGACAGCATCTGCAACATCGAATGCTTCACTCTCAGCGTCCACCGAAATCGTCGGAAATTCGAGAATGCCGGCCTCTGTCGCGGTGATCACCACCGACGCAACTCCGAGTGCCGCATCAAATTTGAGCTCTGAGATAGAGGTAATCGTCACCTCCATCTCGCCCAGCCAAGGGTGTATGAGCGTGCCAGACCCAGGAGCCTCCAGCTCTGCCATTAAGGATTGAGCCTGAGCGATATAGTCATCACCAATAACGAACGCAGTGAGAGTGATCTGTCGCGTCGCTCGCCCTAAATCTTCAACAAATGGCTGATCCTTTTGAGGATATTCGTGGACCACCGTACGGCGCCCAATTTTCAAACCTGACGCAGTCACCTCAAAGGGTATACCTCTAAAGCTTGCCGGCTGAAGCTGATCAGAGAACTTACTCATCCAAAACCTCAGTATGAGTAACGGTCGGCATAACCGACGGAGCCAAGAATGTCGAGGCCGCCACTGCCTTGAGCGTCAGTGATCGCCGCCGATGCGCCGCCGGTCGCAGTTACGTCGACCGCGACGCGGCCACTCACATGCTGCGATGCAGTTAAGTTCACTGGCTCGACCCGCTGCACGGTTGCGGACTGTGTGCTGCCCGATGTTTTCGAGTCGCTCGAGAACCAGTTCTTCACGAAATCAGGCACGAGGGAAGCGAAGTCGAAGTTTGCGAAGAAGTCACGGATGATTCGACCAACATTTTGTACGCTTTTCTTGACACTCTCATACCAACCAGTACAAGCCTTCGCCCACGAATCTGGAAGCAAGTTGAACACGCTCTTGATGACATCATCAATACTGCGGAGCACCGCTGGAAAATCTCCGCGGAAAACTGCTTTAGCCGTTGAAAGTATCGAAGAACCTACTGCCCCAAATCTCTCGGTGAGACGATCCCATGCTGCGGCGACAAAATCGACACAGGCCTGAGCACCTTCCTTGATTGCTGGCCAGATGCGATCCCAGTTCGCGATCACAAGCCCCGCAGCAATTGCAACGGCGCTGATCACGAAGCCGACGGGGCCGAGTGCACCAGCCATAGCGACCCCGACTGTGCGGGCGATAGTCGCAAGCGTGCTGAATGTCTGAATCATCGTCATCACACTCGAGCCGAGAGCGACGACAGCCATAATCGTCTTTCCTGCCATAATCGCGCCCAGCGTGTACAAGACTGTATTGAAACCACCTACAGCATTGAAGGCACGAATCGCGTAATCCGCAAAAGCCAGGATCCCACTCACGATTCCTTCGAAATCAATACTCTCAAGCGATTGCGCGAAGCGCTCAGCAACTTGAGCGAACTTCTCAGAGAAAGCCTCCCGATTTGCGACGATCATGGTCTGGATACGCCCAGTCATGTGTGTGATTGTCGGCGCTAATGATGAAGCTATTGTGTTACCCACTGAAGCCACAACAAGGTGTAAGTTTGTGAACCCCGTGCTCAGATCAGAAGCTGATTTCACTGCATCCCGACTCATTACGATACCAAGTCGATGAGCTTCGGCACTCATATCGTCAAGCCCTGCAGCTCCAGCAGTCAGCATTGGTAAGAGCTTGCGACCGCCCTCACCGAAGACGGCCATTGCCATCGAGGCTCGCAACGTCGGATCCTCGTTTCTCTGTATTGCGTCAGCAAAGTCACGGAAAACGTCTTCAACCGAGCGCATGTTTCCGGCAGCATCTTTCATCTTGATGCCAAGAGCGTCGAAAAGCGTTGCCGCTTTCGATGTCGTGTCCATCCCCGTTGCGATTTCAGTCATGTGCTTGCCGAAATCCTTGAGCGCATCTTCAAGCGTTTCCTGAGAAGCGCCAGCCTGCACAGCCGCGTAGCCCCACTCTTGCAGGCGTTCGACACCCACTCCGACGCGCTGACTCATCTTGTCGAGCCCATCGCCAGTTGCTGTGAAACTCGATACCGCCTGTTGCATACTGAAGCCGACAGATCCAGCTGCCGCGGCAAGAGGACCGCCAACAATACTGCCGAGGTTTTTTGCGTTCTCGGCAACGTCCATCACAGACCGATTGAAGAGTCTTAACTGCTTCTGGAGACCCGTGAATTTCGTCGACTGAACGACCTTGGCAAGTCCAACCCATCGGGCGGAGAACGCTTTGACCACTGGCGATGCAACGTCTCTGATCGCAAGAACGGCAGTCAATCTAAAGTCTTTACCCGCCATCTGTTCTCTCCATTGCGATGCGATTCCATTGAGCCACGTAAAGATCTTGTTCCGAAAAGGACATCTGCATAGTCTTCGAAGGAGCGAGCCTCCACACATACGCGAGATCAAAGCATCGCGCCAGGATGTCTTCTACTCGGCCCCTTCCCCGAAAAAACCCATCACCATCCAACACAGCACATTGAAGTCTTTGAGTGCGAGTGTTTCAATTACCGAAGGCGGCAGCCCTGCGAGTTTTGAGATGTAAGCTGCGCACACAGCAGTGTTGAGATGAGGCATGCCGTCAAGATCTACTGTGTATGGCATACCAAGCTGTTTGCACATCTTTGTAGTTGGCTCCTTCAGATCGAGCTCGCTAATCTTCTCGCCAGCGTGTTCTATCGGATGCTTCAATTCGTACTTCATGCCAAATCTCCATCCAGTCCTTCAAACCGAAGGCTGATCGTTCCGTCTACAGGCTTAAAGGCTGCGTCACCTACAAGCCACGCATCACTAAGCGTGTAAACCATGCCGTTTGCGCATTCAGCAGTGATCGTCATGGATTCACTTTCCATGAGCGTTTCAGTAGGAAAGTCAGAAGTCACAATGAAGTCGCCTGCGATATAGGGCGTAGCGATCGTCTCCTTGAAGCCAACTGGACCACCCGTCGAAGCCATCGTCTCACGAGTGACTTTTGCCATTGGGAACTCTAGGTTCCCCTGCAGTTCGAGCTGCTGACCGTCCACTTTGAAATAGCAGGTACCTGCTAGTCGCTTACCCATTTGTTATTCCTCCGCGTACTGAAGACGGAACTGGTTGAGAAGTGCGAAAACACGCAGCTGATTTACATAGTCGGGCGGGAACAGCACATCGAGACGATTTGGATTGTCCGCATTGCGTTCGACGATGAGGTACTTCTTGAAAAGGTCCCTGTTCTCACAAATGCCTGCGGTCTCTAGACGTGCATATTCAGCTACGAGTTCGCCGCGGATCACAGACGGTGTAACTATTGCCTGACCAGCGCCGTAGCGAGTTCCGTCGCTCGCGAGCTTATGGCGCGCGTACTTCGACGTGATGATTGATTTGAGTCGGCGCAGCACGTAGGCAGATGTATGCAGCGTCTCGGAGTCGAGGTAGGACGCATCGGCGTCACCCATAGAGTTCCTCTGATACGTCGTGATCGCCCTTTCGATCTGCACCGTGCCGCTCACAGTCGTGAGCGTGGCAATGCCGTTCTCCAACAGTGTCTGGCGCTCCGTGAGAATGAACCGATTCTGCGTCGGCGAGGCCATGACGCCGGTAAGAGCTCCAGTCTGCGTCGGACGGGCCGGATCGGCAGAGATGAAGACAGCTGTGCGCGCGACGTAGGCCGCGAGCACCTCTTCAACCGCAGTCGGCATCGAAGGCTCGACGCCGACGATCGTCATATGCTGGTCGTTGCGAGCCGCGCCGAAGGTCTTGAGCTCTTCGAGCGTACCGCGCTTCGCGGTATACACGTGGCCGTAGATTTGGCGGAAAGGAGACCAACGGCCCGATGTGTCGTTCATCTCTGTCTTGAACGCATCGAGCACGACGGCGTCCGAGTAGGGACAACCGATGAAATCGTACTGTTCGTCGCCCATAGCTTCGATTGCCTGATCAATCTCAGGATCAACCGTTCCGCCAGACATCGGCGTGGTTGTCACGCTGATACCGGAAGGTGTCGCCTCGCCATTGATGAGACCACGAAGGTTGAGTGCAAGCTGAATGCCATTTCCGATCGTACCCTTCGTTCGTGCTGCAATCGTGCAGATTCCGTCAGCGGCACCTGCCGTAACCGGCAGATCCTTTGAAAGAGAGATTGAGTCTGATAGTGCAATCGCGATTTGAGCACCCGTATCACCTTCTTTCACGGCCACCAGCAGGCGTTCGCCTCCAATGTAGAAGGAGAGCGTACCGGCCTCGAGGGCGGTTCCTGTAATCTCGACCTTGCCTGCTGCCGCACCTGCAGACTGACCATCGGCTAATGGGATACACACGAGCTGACCGAAGCTGTCGACGGTACGATAGGCATCTACCATACGTGCGAGCATCGAACCGCGACCGAAGAGTTTCTTCGCCATCGCTACAGTCGAAACTGTCACCGGCACGCCCTCTTCGGCCGTTCCCGACTCAAGCTTCTGACCAATCAATAAACTCTGAGAAGTATTAGTCGGCGTGTAAGCCGCAGAATTATCCATCTCAGCATAAAAAAGCGGCACTCGAATGCCGCTCGGAATGGTATTGAAAGAAATACTCATAGATCCACCTTGATATGTCCTTCGAGCCGGCCATCCGGCTGATCTTTCTGCATCGACGGATCAATGCAGTCCACATCGACATCCATGCCATCGAACGGCGACAGGGCATCGAGCTCGACCTTCTGGTAAGTGTCAGAAGTATCGATGTAGGTCTCAAAAGAAAACTCAAACTGATAGGCAGCACGTGCCGCGTCGATGTAGATGAGAACTCCGCCTTCGTAGACGATCTCACTGAACTCATCCTTGGGCTTCATGTGCCACGAAAGAATCGCTCGAAAGATCTCTGGACGCAGTACTTCAAGCCACCGACCGGCATCCTGCCCACGTTCGTCTGCACAGTTCGGCACGACTACGATCACCCCGAAGGTATTCGTAATCACCTGGTAATACCCGTTATTGGACTCCTGCGCTCCAGCATCCTCACGAAGCGGAGCAACGTAGGCAAAAGGCACGGGCGCATTCTCAGCGCGCTCAAGGCCTGCCCACTGCGCTGCGCCGCCAACCCGCTGGTGAAAGGAAGGGCAACGCTCCCGCAATGCGCTAATGATTGGATCCAGCTTCATACAATCCCCGGCTTAATGGCATTTGCTAGCGCGTTTGCCATCGTTTCATGAAATGTTCCTGAATACTGCTCGGCCGCTGCTGGAACAAAGTTCTTACGCGGCTTCGCTACCTTCTCACCGGGTCGTTTTTTGTGACGCCGCGATTGCTCCAGCGTTTCTGATCCTGGCCCACGATGCCCATAAACGACAAATGCCGGGTAATAAACCGGCATTCGCTGAGTCTTCGTCGGATAAACCGAGACGGAGTAGCCTGATCGGGACACTTTGACGCGTAGAGAGCGTTGCATTTCACCAGAGTCGCGGCCCGGAAAGTCACCAGCATCGGAAACAGACCGTCGCGAAATCAACTTTCTGGCAAGTTTACGAACGTCATTACCTGCTTTCCGGAGTGGCTTACGCAACTCTTTCGAGTCGTAATCAATCGTTCGAAATCCAGGATCGACGCGTGTTTGAACCAACATTTGCTTTCTCCTCGACGTCAAGCACAGTGAACCGGTTGAACCCGCCAAGATCAGCAACGCGCTGCACGCGGTAGCGGATGCCGTCAACCTCAAGCTCAACCACCCCAGCGAAGTCCTGTGGGCGAGTGCGACCTTTAATGCGACGTACCGTGATGCGGTGTGTCACGCCGGAATCGACCTGCTTCGCGCCCCAGTAGATAATCGAGCCCACGGGTTCGATCTTCCCCCAGACCTCATCCTCGTGAGCGGTCGCCTTCGAGAAGCCTAGGCGATCATCCGGGAGATGGACGGTGAAGAAGATCTTCACGCGGCGGTTGAGCTCTCCAATCTGCGGAAGATTCATAGCCACACCCGGTAGGGATCAAGCAGCGCATTAACGAATGGCAAGGGTTTAAGCTCTCCGGCAGTTGCGGCCTGGCGCTGTTCGTAGAAGTGTGCAACCTGAACCAAGATCCACTGCCGGATGCCCGCTGGGATGTCTTCAGCATTGGTGCCGAATCCTTCGACTCCATCACGAGTGATTAGACCACGTTGAAGCTCGTGTTCAGCCATCTGCGTAGCAGCTAGCACGAGACTGCGGATGAGATCATCGTCCCCGTGCCAGTCCACGCGAAGGTGCTCCTTTGCGGCCTCGAGGCTCACTGCCCCGACGGCCGTTGAGGTGTCGATCGTCATCCGCATCTCCATTTACTTCGTCGAGACTGGAAGTACGAGATCTCCACCACAGAGAGCCTTAGGCCGCTCGACGCCAAAGCCGAGACGACGCTCTGCACGGACCGTAACCAAATTCTTCTGTACGTTATCCATGTCCTGTTCGAACATCTCGACAGTCATGCCCTGGCGCGGCCAAAGCGTGGCGGCCTGCGTGAAGTCGCCAACGAGGAACTTCTTCTGCGGGATTGCCGGCGTCGGCCAGATCGGCAGGCCCCAGAGAGCCTTCGGAGCAATTGAGGCTGGATGACCGAGATAGTAGTCGCCCGAGCTGTTCTTCTCCATCTGCAGCCGCGACCAGTCGACCGGATTCAGAAGAATCACGTTCGGACGGAAGAAGGCCTGTTCAACCTTCGTCTTCGCGTGAAGGATAAGATCAAACAGCGTCGCGCTCTTCGCGGGAAGATCGTCGGTCGTCGCGTCATGCGGCGTGTACTGTCCGGCAGCAAAAATGCCAAGCAAGTGATTCGTCGAGCCGTCGCCGGAAACAAGTTCGTCTTCGACGACTAGATCAACGCCGTAAACAAGTCGCTGATTGATGTACGCGGCGAGCGCGGGTCCGTCAGCCATCAGCTGCTTCGAAACGCGAGCCATATGCGCGATCGTCTGGATCGTGCCCTGCTTGAGGGCGTACCCAGTCGAGCCGAAGGGTTTCTGACCACCTTCAGGGACGAAGGCCGCGCCATTTACGAGCTTCGTCTCGTCTTCCATCACGTACTCGTACGCATTGGTGGTGATCGGAATCGTCGGGAAGAGCGATTCGATTGTGAGCGGACGGTACGCACCGGGAAGAATTCCGGGGCGGCGGTAAGCCTGAACGACGCCGCCGGCCGGGGTGGTGATCGGATTCTGTGCCTCAGCCTTCGTATCAACCTGTTCGTCAAGATCAAAACGAGCACGGCCAGCACGACCAGTAACCATCGCCTTAAAGTTCTCACTTTCGACGAACATTTCACCGGCCGACTTCATGCGGACGGCCTCTTGCACCTTAACGCCCTTCTGTTGCACGTCAAGCAACTGTCGCGCAAGCTTCGTCTGTTCTTCACCGAGACGCTTGAGCTCAGCTTTGTTCGATTCGGAGGTAGCTGCCATCTTTTCTTCGATGCGGTCGATGGCCTCCATGATGTCCTTCGTTTCCATTTTCGGTTCCTTGCTAGATGGATTCCGCGAGCTTCTTGAGTCGCTCAAGTAGGTCTTTGGATGCCTTCTCTTCGGCCTCAGCCTCCCGCTGATCCAAGAAAAGTTTCCGGGATTTAGCGACGATTGCCGTCGCCATCGACTTCGAGAAACCGCCTGCATCCCGCAGGAAGTTCTCTAGATTTCGAATAGAGTCAATTTCGTCGAGGTCTTCGGACCTAACATCAGTGATGCGCGCCGCATCGTCTGCGGGGTAGCTCACGATCGATATTTCGAGGAGCCGCCCGATCGACTTGTATTCACGCCCGCCTCCATCAAGCTCTCGGCATTCAGCACCACGAGAAGAGAAGCCAACAGAAAGTCCATCGACAGTTCCATGCTTGAGAGCTGCGAGCACGGCATCAGACTGTGGATTGCCAGGCGTAAGCTCACCCTCGACGAGAAGGCCTTTTTCATCCTCGGCCGCAAACGTCCACTTGCCGATCGGCAAGTCCCACCGATGTCCGAAGAACATCTTCGGCATACCGTAGGTCTCAAGAGACTTCTTATAGGCACCGGGAAGAATCACGTCGCCATAACTATCCTTGCCGTTGAAGACAGAAGCGTAGCCACGGAACTTCCTCGTGCTCCCTTCCATCATCTTTAGCTCAACATCCTGAAGCGGGATGCTTTTGTACTGCACTGCCATCACTGCCTCACAGGTTCGCCATTTACAGGCGAATTGGCCGGCTGCACCTTTCCAAGTCGATGCAGCGGCACCAAGTTACTCTGAGCTGTGAGATCGTCACCGCCCGGAACAGGCGGGAGATTCTCCAGCTTCCGAATCTCGTTACGGCTCATCACGCCGTTTTGGGCCATCTGAGAGTAGAAAGCCGCACGTGTCTGTTGATCTGTGCGAAGGAAGGCGTCAGTCTTGAACTCGATTGTGAGTTCTGTTTGATCGACTCCGATCAACCGACGCTCAAGAGCCTGCTCGAGCTGCTTACAGAGCGGCCCAATGGTGTATGTGTGAAAACCTTTCGTGATCTGCTCGATCCCAGAGCCCCACGTGGTTACACCGCTTGCTCCTACAAGCACACTCGGTACGCCAAACCAACGGCAGATTTCCTCTACCGAAAAACGTCTCGTCTCAAGAAGCTGAGCGTCCGCCGGCGAAAGCGACATCTGCGTGTACTTCAGACCGCGATCAGCGATGATCAGGCCGCCAGTGCTCGATGTCATCTGTACCTTGAAGCGACTCATCAGATTCTTCAGCTGATTCTCGTTGAGAGCACTGTCGGTATACAACACGCCCGTCGGCTTGCTGCCTTTTCCAAAGAGTGCATTTGCGTTCTCTTGTGCATGCACAGCTTCGTTCATCGAAGCTCGCATGAACTCGAGCTTTGAGAGCCCCATGAACCCGTTGCCAATACCCTTCCAATGAATGACGTTTTCAGGCGCCCAGACCGAAATCGCGCCGTCCTGATAGTAGGTGTAGACCTCACCTCCCCCCACGACAGAAACTTCCATCTGATCTGGAGACACCGGAATGAGCGCAATGGGTTCTCCGGAACTGTCACGCTCAATACGTGCGTATGCATTTCCTCTAAGTAAACGGTTAACGGTCATCGCAGAGTAGAACTCAGATGGTGTCATCCATGCATTTGGACGCTCATGAAGGAGCATCCATAGGCGACTGCTGCGAGCCGGTACACGACCTCCACCTTCGTCTGCGTAGACAAAGAGTGGCAACGTCCCAATTGTGTTCGCCAAAAGCTCAACACACGCATACACCGCAGAAATTTGCAGTGCAACATCTGACGGAATCTCTCGCGTCTGATCAATCACCGGCGCGAGAGGTAGCGGCACCTGCATCCCTGATGCAGTCCCGAGCGGACCTCCCCAACTCGTGATCCAGTTGACCAACCGGCGAACGAACATCTAAGTCACCATGAAAAAAAGGTTTGATCGGACGACTCTACAAAGCCAGCCCATCGGTCGTTGTCATCAACGATTGCGTTGCCGAGTCCCATAATTAGTGCGACCACACCATCGATCTTCTCTTCGTAGCGCTCCTTGCGCGGGAAGATGTTGTCCTTCGCGTCAACCTTCGCAACAACGTTGCCCATCATCCAAGTGAGCACCGGGTTACCGTCGTGGCAAATACGGTGATCGAGAACAAGTGCTTCGAGTGATTTCATCGGGTCCGACATGTTCTGCACGGTATTCCGGCACTCGATCATCGGCGCATCGTCCTCTGCGAGCGATGTAGCAAGCTGTGTTGCCTGCCACGGGTCATAAACAATGGCACTGACCTCATATCGAGAGAGATCAAGTCGCAAATCCTCCTCAACCACGTTGAAGTCGGTCATCGCACCTTCTGTAACGATCAGATAACCCTCTTCAGCCCACCCCACGTACTGAGAGTTTGTGGACTGTTCAACTGCGCGACGCGGCAGATAACACTGACAGAAGACGGCGTAGGTCGTACGGCCCTCATCATCTTCGCCGGGGAAAATCAAGACCTTCGCAGTCAAGTCAGATTTCGAGCCAAGGTCAAGGCCGATAAAGCACTTACGCCCCTCGAAGTCCGTGATGGACATCTCTGGCACTTCACAGCGTTTCCACGCCTGCATATCCATCCATGCTGTTGAAGCGGAGCACCATACATTGAGATGCTTTGTTTTGAAGTTGTTCATCGCCGATGGCAGCGCTATTGCTTTCTTTTGCAGCGACAGAACCATCTCTGGCATTACTGAGACGCCCCAATTCGGGTTCGCCTTCATGAGCGCTTCCTCAGTAGTCCAATCGTCACCGTCATCAAGACCATAGATGACTCCAAACTGAGTCTCATCACTGATCTCTTTTCCTAGCACTCGTGTGACCATCATGCGCACTTCGTAGCAGATACCCGAAGTATCAAAGCCGGCAGTCGTAATGACCCAAAGCAACGAGTTCAGGCGCTTGCCTAAGGACGTTTCCACTACGTCATAGACATCACGTGTCTTGTGAGCATGCAACTCATCAATGACCGCCAAGTGAGTGTTTAAGCCGTCCAGCGTTGATCCTTCCGCACTCTTGGCTTGAAAAGTAGAGTTTGTCGATGGTACATAAAGGGCATTGGCCAAAACTTCCAAACCGAAGCGTTGGCGCAGCGGCTCGTTTTGTTTGGCCATCTGCTTCGCGTCACCGAAGACGATCTTCGCCTGATCACGCGTTGTCGCGAAACTGTAGACCTCTGCACCAGGTTCTTTATCGGCAACAAGACAATAGAGGCCCACACCACTTGACAGACTGGATTTGCCGTTTCCCCTTGGCACTTCAATGTAGACGCGCCGAAATCGACGACCGCCATCAGCACGTCGACGCCATCCGAAACTTGTCGTCAGGATGAAGATCTGCCAAGGCTCGAGCACGATTCTTTTTCCAGCGAGCGCGCCCTTAGTGTGTGTCAGGAGCTCAATGAACCGACAAACTTCGTTTCCCTTAGCTTCATTGAAAATGTAAAGACCTGAAGCTGCGAATCGCTCCAGGTCTTCTTTTTGACGTTGACACGCAAGCTTGACCCACTCGCATGCAACGATCACTCCAGAAAGCACGCCCTCCATGTACTGGCGAGCGATACCACAGTAATTCTTAGAAACCATCGAATTCGTTCACTGGTTCATCTTTTGTCGCAACGTTCACGCGCGCGCGCGAAGAAGGAGTAAAACCGAGCTCCCTTTCGCAAGCAAGTAAGACTGTCTGAATCTGAACAAGTAGCTTTGCATCAGGATTCAATTCACGCCGTACGGTACCGTCAGCTTTCTCTGTGACGATCGTCGTGCCGTCGTGGTCAACAGCTTTAGCGAGCTTGCGATAGAGCGCGTAATTTCGCGCCCATCTTTCGAGTACGGTGAAATCGGTAACCGCCAATAGACCTTTCGGCGCATTTTCGACAGCGATCCTCCACGCCTCACGTGCTTCCTTCGTCAAACATTTCGGTGGTTGAGAAGAAAGTTCCGTGTTCGTTTTGGCTTGCACTTCTAGTGAACGACACGGCTGAAAAGTTCCGAGCGCTTTTTTCTCGGCGTCCGGTTTCCTCGGTCGTCCCATAGCTGAAACCTATCGATTTTGCATGCGTAAAAATTTAGGTAGGGGCGCGGTCTAGAACGCTTTCGGCGGGACTTTTGACCCGCCCCTCCCCCTCGAATTCCCGAAGCCGCCATCCTCTCGTGCAGTCTTCTTCGAGTGACACCGATGACAGAGCGGCTGAAGATTGCTCTCATCCCACATCAAGTCTTGATCACCTCGATGCGGTTGGATGTGGTCAACGTCGGTGGCAGGTGTAACCCTGCCGAGCCTGGCGCAGTCTACGCAGAGCGGATGCTCGCGGAGAAAGCGAGCCCGAAGCCGCTGCCACCGGGCGCCATAGCCTCTTGCCGAGGCGGAACCCTTGAGCGCTTCTCGGCGCCGATCCCTCTGGCGGTGTTCGGTTTGCTGTCGGCGTGCCGCATCTTCTTTATGCTTCTCGCAAAAGTCCTCACCACGCGGCACCGGATGCCGACAACCAGGATGTTTGCATAGAGTAAAGAGAGGCATGTATGGACCAACTCGAAGACCTAGTAAAGGATTTCCAAACACCCAAAGTCGCCAAAGTGAATCTCAAAGCTCTTCGAGATCGAGATGAAGCCAGCGGCAGATTAGTGGTTGATGCTTTCACACCGCGATTCGTGGACTTGGAGCAGCGTTTAGATCGTTTGGAACGCAATTCCCGAAAAACCTTCCGCCGGACGGTCCTTGCCGGGATCATCGGCGGATTCGGTGCGGCAGCACTTTGGGCGGCTGCTTCCTATTTGCTCAAGAGGTATGTCATCACACCTGACACAACGCCAGCTACAACACCAACGACCACTGCACATAAAAGCCACAACGCTTCAAATGACATGGCAACCCCCTAGAAATTGTGTCTACATGGATCAAGGCACCTGAGGCGCGGGCTGAGGCGCCTGCACCGGCGTCGCAACCTCTTCCTTCTTGTCATCAGTCAGAGCATCGTAGACCGCGCTGCCCGCCATGGAGCCAACTGCAGCACCTGCCACGCCGCTCCAGAAGCCGCCGCCCGAAGAACTTGAGGGCGCCGACTGGATGATCGTCGTGTTCTTCTTGATGACCGTGGTTCGGCTCGGCGCATAGACGCGAGCCGGCGCCGACTTCGAGAACGACCTACCCCCGCTGAAGCCGCGGGCGCCGCCGAAGCCGCCGCGGGCTTCTACGGCAGTGGTCGCAACAAGAGCAGCTACAGCAGTGAGCACCAGCAACTTCTTCATGACAGATCCTTAAGCAACAACGCAAAAAGCCCGCACTCAATCTCAATCGAGCCGGGCTTTCTTCTACTTTCTCTGGGCGCAAAAAGACCGCTCCTCCAGAGCAAGTCTTTCGCGTCTGAGACGGTATATAATTTTTGAGCAATTATAGAGGACGATGCAGAATTTTTTCAAGTCGGTTGCGAATGACCGTGCGTCCACGTGTAAGAAAGTTATCCACGTCACGATAGCGCATGCGTAGTTTGAAATGGCGCCATATCAAGGACAGCATATGCTCTCGGGAGACTGGGTATGCATAGAGCGCAGCTATGAGCGCCTTAATGCACCTGTCAGAATGCGTAGTGCACGGCATTCCTTGCCAGGCACGATTGACTTGAACTGCCTTAGCGATATCAACGGGAGAGTCACTTTCGAAAATGCCGCTCATAGCCCCGGCCTCAGCTATTAGGCGAGCCATAGGGGATCTTCCAGGACCTCTGCTTTCTCGACTCCATCTCCCCCAGTTGACTAAATAGTCTTCAAGTTCGTCGTCAGTCATTCTTCCTCCCAGTCAATTGCGATCACAATCGTTCCCGGCTTCTTAGGACTCAGCCATACCTGTTCTCGATGGTGGAAAAGACAATCGTCAAATCCAAGTGCATCGGCGATTCCGTCGTAGAACGACTTGCAACGTTCAACCATGTTCGATTCGTCACGGCGCCGGCGATCGGGAGGTTGAATGATCAGCTGCACGTTCAGCCGAGTTCCGCTCTTGAGCGTTGCAGGTTGTCCCATGAGCTCCTGTTTAGCTTTGACGAATGCTTCCTGCCGCGCAGCCTTCACTAAAGCTGCTTTTGCCGACCAATGACTCCGGCCGTTCTGTGAAAGCTTGACTCCCGGCCAAGGAAGGTCTTTGACCAACAGCGTCCTTTTCATGAATCCCCCCGAAACTTTCTTCCGTAGTAATCGAGTGCTTTGAGGCGTTGTTTCTTGACTTCATCTGGCGCCTCGTCGAAGTTCTTGCATTGCCTCGGCGAATCAATGCGCTGCAGCACATTCCAGTCACCCTTTTTGATACGAAGCGAGCAATAGCCTGACTTTTTTGCTAACAGGAAGCCTCCTTGGTCATAAGCCGCTCCAGCAAAGTGAACGCAGCTGAGACACACAACCGGACACGTGCCATAGACCTTTAGAGCAGAAAAGAGATCTGTCATTTGGTCCTCCATCGGTAGTCTTTCCAGTCGAACGCAAAGCACTGTCCACCATCAGATAGACGACTGATGGCGGCATCTCCAAGAACGGTTCGAAGTGAAGCATCCTGAATATCCTTGCCGACGAGAGGCAAATTTGAGATTGCAATGGTTGGTCGGCACTGCTTGTAGCGACCGTCGATGATTTCGAAAAGTCGGTCAGCCCCGTGGGAAGAAATGGGACTGCGACCTATCTCATCGATCACAAGCACATCCAGATCAATGTAGGCACGGATGAGTTTTGCAGCTTCACCTTTCGCACGTCCGGCATCATCTTTGCCGTACGTCTCATAAATCTCAGAGAGCAACAGGCTACAGTCGACGATCTTTGCGACGAAGCCTTTGCGGAGTGCGCCCATAACAATTGCTGTGCCTAGATGTGTTTTGCCAGTGCCAGTCTTACCGACAAAAATGAGCGATTTTCCGCGGTTAACACTTGTTTCAATGTCTTCCCCCCAGGCTAGAACTGCGCTCTTGACCTCTTCCATCTTTGCGTTGAAGGTCTGCCAGGAAGTCACAGTCATGCCTTGGAATCGCGGAGGGATTTCAAGTGAAAAGTGCTGCGCGAGAAATCTTTGCCGAGAGCACTCTGGACAAGACGAAAAATGGAACGTGCAGGAGTCGTCGACCCAATACGAACGATACCTACCATGCCGAGAGCACTCATCCCACCGCACCTCGAACCGGGAGTCCGTAGTTGTAGTCGATTTCTGCGGTGTTTCTTGCGCCGAAGCCCGCATAGCCTTGATGCGGCCGATCATTTGTGAAAGTGCTTGCATTTTTTCTGTACCAATCAGCCTTAAAGCCTTGATATCCATTAGCGACTGAGAAAGAAACGGCTTCTTCAAAAGAGATGCCAGCCTTTTGAGCTTCGGCTCGGAATGTGTTGATGGTTGTGGTGTTGAGGGGAGCTCGCTTTGCTTTTCGGAGCGCTAGCCAGTCCTGCCAAAGTTGCTCGGGAAGATCGTCAGGCCTCTCGACAGTCGCAAACGAAGTGCGAGCCTTTCGTGGCTTCTTCTGTTTTTTCTCAGGAGAGCTTTCAGAAGCTGTTTCGATTTCGGATACAACTCGTGCTGCCTCGTTGAAAAGTTCGTCGTCAAACGGAGGTTCTTCGCATGTGTGTGTGCTACTACTGTTTCTCTTCTGTTTAACTTCTGTTTCTTTCTGTTTCTCGACCCCACGGTGGGGGCTACCCCTTTCCACGGTGGGGGCTACCCCTTGTCCAATTTGGGGGCTACCCCTTCCCACGGTGGGGCTTACCCCCGCTATGGGGTCAACCCCATTGCGATGGGTAGCGTCTGTTTTGGGAGCGCCCCCTGAAAGCCCAGGAAAGCTATATTCGTTGTGCCATCCACCCTCAATACCCTTGGCGGGTTGCTTCCTGTGCGGCACGCACTCTGATTTAATGAAACCCAATTCACGCAATCGCGCGAGTGCTCGATCTACGCGTTTTACAGTGCATGGGTCATCTTCAGATGAGAAGTACTCAGCAATCGTTTCGCGTGAAGGAAAGCACTTTCCGTCGGCTTCGTTCATGCAGTCAGCCAAATAGGCAAGAACAGCCTGAGCGAAACCGCCGGCACGGAGATTCTTTTTCACGTAATTGAGGGCAAGCATGCTCACGTCCAGTCCCTTTATTTGACTTCAGCTATGAGCGCCTGTGCTTGTTCTAGAAGTTTCTGATTCTTCAACCTCTCTCGCAGGAACTGCAGGCGTGCATGGGGAATACCGTATCGGCGCCACTGGCTAACCGCTGCGGACGAAACTTCGCAAATGCGACTGACAGCACCCGTGCCTCCCATCTGGTCGATATACAGACACGACTGCTCAGGTGAAGCCCTCTTAATTTCTCTTAAAGTGTTCATGCTTAAAAATGGCAATTTTGCTAAGTCATTTTAAGCAATATACTAAGCTATCTTAATTGTTGCGTCAAATTAATCCGGAGGCATAAAGATGTAAGCTCGCTTAACAGGAGTAAGCAATAAATGGCACCAGTAGACAGCACACTTTCAGCTCGTCTTGCATCGCTCTTCGATAAAAGCACTGGCAAGACTCAAGCAGCCCTTGCCCGCTACTGCGGGGTATCCACGTCTGCCGTTAATCAATGGACTAAATCCGGCAAGATCTTTGACAGCAATCTGCGTAAAGTCGCAGAGTTTTTTGGCGTCTCTCAACGTTGGCTTCAAACCGGTGAGGGAGAGAAGACTGCACAAGTTCTGTCATACGGCGTTGGCGATAAAATTCCTGACGGATTCGTCGCAATTCCCGAATACAGACTTGAATTTTCAGCGGGTTCCGGCAGTGAGCCCACCTGGGAATTGATACACGACAGTGAAGATTGCTGGTACCGGGAGTCGTTCTTCCAGAAGAGGCATCTGCTACCGAGTCAATGCAAAAGAGCGAAAGTCTGCGGAAATTCGATGGAACCGGAGCTTCAAAATGGAGACACCATCCTCTTTGAAAGCTTCACCGAGACTCGGCCCGGTTGCGTTCATATCTCTGACGGTGGAATTTATGTACTCACCATTGACGGGGAGTACCGCATCAAGTACCTTTCCAAGATTAAAAACGGATTACTCGTCTCATCTGAGAACTCCGCTTACCGTCCTGAAGAATATGTGGGTGATGAGTGCGACCGACTTAAGATTCTAGGCCGCGTACTGGAGGTTAATCGAAGTCTTTGAGAGTTATACAGCCCGCATTGGGCGGGCTGTATAGAGCTTTTCAGATTGACAGCCGACAAAATCCACCTGACAATTAGATCAATAATAAAGATCAATGCCTAAACCCATCCTAACTCCAAAGACGTTGAGCGCTCTGTCGCAGGGCAATTTCTACAAAATCATTACGACAGAGGAGTATTCCACTTGGAAGGCCGGGCTACGCGACGCTGTAGCACTACGCGCAATTCGCGCCAGAGAAACCCGCATCGCAGCAGGTCTTTGGGGAGATGTAAAGCGCATAGGTAAGATTTCAGAACTTCGTGTGGATGTCGGGCCTGGTTATAGAATCTACTTTACAATTCGCGGTACGGAAGTCATCCTCCTTCTACTCGGCGGGAACAAGCGAACCCAGCAAGCAGATATCGCTAAAGCTCAGAGTATGGCAGACATGGATATTGAGGAAGAGCAATGACAAACACCATAAAAGTCAAACCGTATAATCCTGTCAACGAACTGCATTCAGACGATGAAATCATTGATTTTCTAGTCGATTGCTATAAGGAAGACTCGGAAGGGCTTACTCTCGCTCGCGGGATGGCCTTCGCGATGGACTCCATTGGAGAACCCAAGACCGCCTTACTCATGATTTACGTGGGAATGCGACTTGGCCGAGAGGCAGCCGCACAAGATAAACGCATTAACTTCTCACGTTCAGCTCCCGCTATTTGAACTTTCGCAGTTTCAATGCTATAGCTCATAGCAAACAAGCCCCGACGCTCCGCGCTGGGGCTTTTTCGTTGCCCTATAAATTAAGTTAACTTAACAGTTGATTGATGGAAATCAATTGTTAAGCGCTAAGCTATAATTTATTTAACTTGCCTTTTACGCTAAGCTTGCTTAATATTTTAATTAAGCAATCGGCAAGATCGATTGCCTTTCCTCCGCGTTAGCGGGGCACGCGACAGTGAATAGCTGGAGCGGCAGACGGAAGGCCGTAAGAAGGTGCGGAGCCAGTACCTCCGCGCCGAGCGCACAAAAGCGCAAAGGTCCAAGGATGCAGTGTCGACCGGCAGGTCTGATGCGGTACGCCGCACCACCTTGCCGGCCGAAAAGGCCAACTACTGCGCCTGCCTCACGGGCGCAGTTGTGGGTCTTTTCAACTCAACCCATTTTTTGGAACCGTAATGCAACCAGAATGTCTGTCTTAATAACTTCCCAGAAGTGGGGGCAGGAATGTTTGACAAGTGTCGTAAGATGGTTTAGAAGAAATTCTTTTCATCTAAACCATCTTGACAAAGGGAGGCCAACATGACGAATGAAAATACGACGTTTCGCCCGCTGGATAGCCTCCAGGTGATGGCGTACATCGTTGACATGTGTCGGAAACAACATATCGAAGTCAACGTGACGAAACTTCAAAAATTGCTCTACTGCTGCTACGGCGTCGCCTTGGCTCAACTCGGCATCAGGCTCACAAAAGAATCGCCTCAAGCATGGCAGTATGGCCCCGTATTCCCGAAAACTCTTGAGTACTTTCGCAAGCACCCCATTGAGAGCTTAACTGACTCCTCTGTGTTAGAGTCGACGGCTAGTGATGAGCTCAAAAAGTTGCTTATCGGGACATTGACCTACTTTGGACAATTCTCGGCATCACAGCTTTCTACCTGGTCGCACCAAATCGGCTCGCCTTGGTATCGCTCTTCAAATGGTGGTGCCAATCTTCGTGAAGAGATTGATGACACCTCCATCAAGTGCTATTTCAGGAACGAGGTTTTGGCGTGAGCTTCCCAAAATTCAAAGAAAGCCTCAAGCCTCAAATTGACTCCAAGTCCGAGGTGACACCCGACACCGACCTCCTGCTGATTCAGGTTGCACATCAGAAAGACGAAGAGAACAATCGGCACAAGATCAAGATCTACGCCTTGCGCCTCTTTGCTGGTCTCGGCGGAACGATGATCATTGTGTACATCTACCATCTGCTCATGCCTTCTTGGGCTCGATGGCTTTCGCCTTCCGAGATGGCTGCAATCAAAGATCTCGCGCTTTCGATCATGACTGGCGTATCCGTGAGTTTGGCGATCAAGTTCACTACGAAATAGCATCACTCCACATCACCTCAAAGGCCTCGGCACTCCCCTGCCGGGGCTTTGTTTTTGACACGCGCCTTCAGATCGAGTACTCTTCCCGTGTCAGCGCGAAAGCGGCGCTGATCGGGCCGCAATAGCGGCTTTTTTCGTATTTGCCTCTAGGGGAATGAAATGAAGCGAGATCTTAAGACCCTCGTGACGCTGCTTGAAAGAATCGAAGACGATAACCTTGAGCAATTCATTGATCACCCCCTTGGAGAAGACGTTGACGAGCGCAAACTTGGGAAGCTCATCTCCAACAAGCGGCAAATCTTACTTGGTCACCTCCTTCTGCTTAAGGAGGCCGGGTACACGGGACACTTGACTGTTACGGTCAACGAGGGTGAGGACGGCCTAGAGCTTTGTTGTTCGATCCCCCGCCTAACCATGAAGGGACACGACTTGCTTGCAATGCTTCGTTCAAAAACTCTTTATCAGCGAATGAAAGAGATTCTTGATGGCACTGGTCTGCCCCTTACATCGGATACGCTGGACTTGATTCAACATGAGGCCTCTGACGAGTTGATTCGAGAGTGGGCATCTAAGAAAAAACTCCAATCTTGATCACATTGACGAAAGCGCCTTGGTTCGGGTAACATCCTGCGCAATGCTTCACATGAAGCAGGACGGGATTGGCGTCCCGAACTACTCATACGGTGCATAGCCGCCTTGAAGCTCACAAAAGCGGCTTTTTTGTTGTCTATGCGAAGGGTGTAAGCCATCCTTACACCCTTGCAAGCCTCCTATTATGGGCAGGCTTGTGGGCTCCTTCGGGAGGCCGCTTCCGTATGAGTGGTACGCCAACCTGCAAGCCTGCCCACCATCGATTGGCGTCGATGAGGGCAGATCAAAGTCTGTTCATACGGAGGCATCCATGTCTGATGTCATCGCCTTCTCTTTTGAGAACAACAAAGTTCGCACTCTTGGTACGCCAGAGACTCCTCTTTTTATCGCAGCCGATGTCTGCGCGGCTTTGAAACATAGCAATCCTCGTCAAGCTCTTCGCGACAACGTCGACCCCGAAGATCAAATCAAGGTCGAAATCGAAACCAATGGCGGGCGCCAGACGGTCAACGCCGTCAATGAGTCTGGTCTCTACGCCCTGATCTTCGGATCAAAGCTCGATACTGCCAAGCGCTTCAAGCGCTGGGTCACGTCCGAAGTCCTGCCGACTATTCGCCGCACGGGACGATACGAAGCACCGAAGCCTGAGTACATCACGGTTGAGCACCGCTGGGCGATTCAAAAAGCCGTCGGCCGAAAAGCGCGCGGGCAGTCGGTCAACTATCAGACTGTCTATCGCGCTCTGAAAGATCACTTCAAGGTTGAGAAGTACACGCACATTCTTGAGGCCGACTTTGATGCAGCAATCGCCTTCATTGAGTCGTTACCGCCGATGCAGTTGCCACCGTTGAACGCCCCCGCACCGAGACAGTTGTCTGCCGCACCTCAGAAGGAACCAAGAAAGTTCCTCGTCGATGAGAAGTACCTGGAGCGTCAGCGTACGTTCATCTACAACTGGAGGTATCTCTACAAAGATAGCCTTGAGCTCATACTAGAGCTTCTCTATCGCATGCAGTCTCCGCTCGCGCCCGCTCTTTGGGAAGCGATTCACGACATGTACTTATGGAAAGCAGAGCGCGATTTAGCAAAGCTCGGCTACGACGTGAAGGAGCTTGACTGCTACAAGTCCTGGGCTTCGCACCAGCCCAAGCGCCTAACAGCGTAATCACCCAATTTTTCTTAACAGGCCTCGGCACTCATCTGCCGGGGCCTTTCTTTTTTCCGAGAACGCCATGACGTTGAAAAAACTTCTCGGCCACAACGAACGTACTGGGTTCAGCGATACCGCAATCATCTTCTGCGCCTTTCTGACTGGCGCCGGTATCAGTGCTCTCGGTATCTCACTCTGCCTGCTCATGCAGTGGGCAGTTCTTAATGGTTACGTACTTTTTTAGGAGTTCAGCCAATGAACGTCAAAGTCATCACCACCGCGCTGCAACACTTAGTTGGCGGCGCCGCTTTGAATGTTGCTCTGGGCGCAAGACTCGAATTAGCGACCCAAGAAGCAATCGCAGCCAGCGGACGTGAGGCAATTATCGTTTACCAATGGTACAGCCGCTGCGTCAAAGATCCTTCACTTGAGGATTTTGAATCGTGGCTAAGTAAAAAAATCAGCAAGAACAAGGAATTCAGCCAACTCGTTCAGGATTGGCACAATTTCTACAAGTCCCGCGGGGCGTAATGAGGAGCCTGCATGATGAGCATTCCCTCCCACCCACATCGGCGCCCTAAGCACGAATTGAGTCGTGATGTACGTAGAGCAATCAAAACGCGGTCAGCACGTGCAAAGAAAGCTAGAAAAGCTGCGCAGCCGCCGACGCATTCAAAGACCTTCATCGCTCGCATCCTCGCTTTCTTTCAAAGGAATGCCGCATGAAGCCCGTCTACTTCTTCGGCACTCGCGCCAAGGAACTGGCCAAGAAACTTCACCCAGTGACGAACACTCGCTGCTTGGATCTCTGGACTGACGGCGCCGAACACTATTACCTGAGAACTATGCGTGCCTGCGGCAATCGGTGGCGACTTCACTCCTTCCTTCTATTGCCTGATTGGCGCATCAAAGCTAAGAACAACCATGCTCAGAAACCTCATCACCTGGATTCTCTTTGCCTTCATCGGAGCGCACCGTGACTAATCGGATTGAATGGCTTAAGGCTCGACAAAAAGGTATCGGTGGATCTGATGTTGCTGCAATTCTCGGTATCAATCCATACCGCACTCCTCTTGACATCTACAGAGAGAAGACCACAGAAATCACCGAGGACCGAGCACCTAGCGAGGCTGCTTACTGGGGGACTCAACTTGAGAGCATCGTGGCTCAAGAATTTTCGAAACGAACTGGATTCATGATTCAGCGCGTCTACCACCAGCTTGCTTCTAACCTCGATCACTACATAGGCACAAGCACTCCAACTCAGTGGGCGCTAGCAAACATCGACGGAGCAGTGATCAATCACCGGATTTCTGCCGCTGTTCGCCTCACAAATCCTGCGTCAATCTGGAACGTCCAAAAATTGATGCTGACAACAGACACCTTGCTCGAATGCAAGACTGCGAATGCCTTGATGGCTGAACACTGGGGACTTTCGCAAGAAGCAGAGATCATCAAGAGGGAGATCACCTCCAAACACAAGATCCCGCTCTATTACGAAACACAAGTTCAGTGGTACATGGCAGTCACTGCCGCAAAGCTTTGTTATGTCGCTGTATTGATCGGCGGCCAAGACTTTCGCATCTACGCAGTCGACCGGAATGAATCGATCATTCAAATGATCGCTACTCGGTGCTTCGACTTTTGGATGAAGCATGTCCGAGCAGGCGTACCCCCAGAACCAATCATTGATGATGACGTCAAAAACCTCCTTCAGAAATATTTAGACGTCTGATCGTGCCGCTTTTCCTGCCCTGCACTCTGAGGCGAACGTAATGACTTCCTGGGGTGTAGGGCAGGAAGCTATACGGAGATTTTTAAAGTGAGTAGCAACTACCCCCTCTCATCGTTGAGAACCCTAACGCAGTATGCAAAAGACGCTGAGACAAGCCAGTCTGATGCATTGCGTGAATACATGTACGCAATGCTGTTGGTGACGCAATTTAGTGTCTTGCAAATGAAAGCTGCGGTGCGAGGAAAAAAGACTGCCGATACCGGCCTCTGGACGATCCTTGCAGAGATGCTCACTCGAATGGCGATCTTCATCCATGAAGGAGATCACCGGCGTGAGGTTTCACGAAAGAGCTGCGCACGTTCTATCGCAATCGCTGCTACCGAGCTCTATCGGCGTGAGCTTGATAGAAAGCGCGGAAACAAGAAGAAACCTGAACTTTGAAGAAATAGTCGGAGAAGAACGATGATCTTCAGTGAACTCACCATCGACGAGCTGAGAGACAAAGCGAATTGGTGTCGTTCGTACCTGCCTTTCGCGGATATCGAGAAGTGTAAAGAAAAGGCAAAAGAGATGATCGACGAGGGTGAGAACCTTCAAAACATCATCTCCTACCTCGCATTAATCGAAAAACAAATCAAAAAGCTCGAAGATGAGGGCACTGAAAGCTCATCTTGCTGCTACGAACAAAAGGAGATCACAAAATGAGAGCTAGGAATACTACTGACATATCTCCCATTGGGGTATTGATGCTTGATGTCAAACAGGTAGCAGCCTCCTGTGGGATCGGAACATCAACCGTCTGGAAACTAGTAAAGCTGGGCACCTTCCCGCGACCGGTTTACTTTGGTCCTAAAGTTGCTCGATTCAAAGCTGAAGACATCCAAAAATGGGTTGCAAACCTTGAACCCGCCGCCACTCCACTGATAGGCAGCCATACGGAGCAAGTGAAAGAAACTGCGTAAGCAAAACCCCGCTCAGCTACGTTGCTGTGCAGGGCTTTGTATCTGATTAATTTAGGCTCTCCCGACTTTTTGGGTAAAGGAGAGTTTTGCGGCCCCCTCATCAGAGGGCGGGAACAGCTTCTCGCTGAGAGATTTGCAAAGCCCCATCTTTAATTACCAAAATCGAGCCTAACGTCTGGCTTGAGCCTACTTTAAGCACACAGCCCTCCATCTCCACCAAGCAGCGCCTGATGAAGTTGAGCGGCCTTTTGACGGCGGCTCACGCCGCCGGGTAATTAAAGAGGAGGGGCCTCTCTCGTTCCATGCCGAGGTCTGTGTGACAGAGGCGCGACTTGATCACTGCAGTCCACTCTCCAAGCAACAGGAGCGGGTTGCGACCTCTGCCCGGGAATGCGGCCTTGAGCTTTAGTCTGTATCGCTCGTGAATAGGTACGCTGTGCATTAATTCGGCGTACCTTCAGCGAGGAGTTCCTCTATCAGCTCCGGTGATGGATTGAAATCGAATTTGTCCAACAGTTTTGCGACACTC